CACTCAGCAATGCGCTGGTAGTTGGTGATTTGGTCACTATCAATTCCCAAAACACTTTTGCTATTGCTAATGCAATTCCTCTCTCAACTGTTACAGCTAAGGGCGACACAATCGTTGCGACCGGATCTGGATCCGTTACCAACCTCGGCGTAGGCGCTGACGGCACAACACTCGTTGCAAACTCTTCTGCTGGTGGTGGGGTGTCTTGGACTGGCAATCAGGCTGCTGGCAAAAACACTCTCATCAATGGCGTAATGGATATTTGGCAAAGAGGAACTTCTTTCAGCATCTCAGCAGGTGTACCTCAATACACCGCAGACCGTTGGACTAACTACTTCAATGCGGCTGGAACAGTCACTCAAGATACATCATTGGTTCAGGCTGGTCAGAAGTACGGCTTGCGCGTAACTGCTTCTGCCAACTCAGTTGGAAATACAATGTATCAAGTGGTTGAAACTTTCAACACATTACCGCTTGCGGGTCAGACTGTTACTTTGTCTGCTTGGGTTGCTGGTACTTCAGGCAAATCCCCTACGATTGGTATTGACTATTCAACCAATACTGACGATATTTTTCTTGGAACTTATACAACCTTGACAGGAACGGCAATCAAATCCGTAACTACATCAGGTTCTTTCCAGCAAATTGTTTATACTTTTTCAATCCCATCAACTGCCAAAACTTTGCGTATTGCTCTTTATGCAAACGGTATGAACAATGGCGATTACATCACTTGGTCAAGGGCGCAACTTGAACTAGGCGCAGCCGCTACAACCTTCTCCCGCGCTGGTGGCACACTTCAGGGGGAGTTAGCCGCTTGCCAGAGGTATTACACCCGTTATACGGCTGCTGGTTCTTCTGGTTCTATTCTTGCATTTGCCCCCGCAGTTAGCACAACAAACTGGTTCTTTACTATCCCAACGCCAGTACCAATGAGGACTACTGCATTAGTTCTTGATGGCGGTAGTTCAGGCTTGCAAGTTCAAACTTATGGTGTAAATTCTTATTCGTCTGGAACTTGGAGTGCTTCATATTATGGCAATTCAAATGCCGTAGGAGTTACATATGGAAAGGGCGGTTCAGATTCCGCTTGGAGCCAAGGTCAGATTGGCAACATAACAAATACAAGTTCTGGCGCTTACCTAGGATTTAGTGCGGAGTTATAGTGGACACAATTACTTATCAAGATATTCCTCAACCAGACGGAACAACCGTTTCATACGCATTTATCAATCGGGCTGACGGCACATTTACTTCAATGCCAAAAAGCATTTACGATGCTATGCAAGCTGCAAGCACACTCCAATCTTCTATCCCACAGGCAGGTGAATAATGAGCAGAGCGCAATTAACCTCAACGGTTGAGCAGAACACAGGTGGGGCAGTAGCTCCGTTTGTGGCTGGCAAAAATTATGTGGCTAACGGTGGGTTTGACATTTGGCAGAGAGCCACAACAACATCAACTGTTCAAGCGACATATTCAACGGCTGATAGATGGTATGCAAATCTTATTGGAACAACAACAATTTCTCAAGAAACTTCTGATTTGCCATCTGCGATTGGTGTGCAGTATGCGCTGAAATATGTGACAAGTGGCGCTTCTGCGTTTGCTCAGTATTATCAAGCATTAGAGCAAGCAGTTGTAAAGCCTATGCGTGGGCAAACATTTACTATATCTGCTTATGTAAAATTAACAGGTGGATATGCTGGCATTCTTTATTCTTACATTGATTACTCAAACAGCACAGATGCTTTAGGCTCACAAACAACCAATGTGGCAATTAACGCTTTTGGCAATGCCTCAAACGCTTCTGGATGGACAAGATTTACAGGAACATTTACAGTTCCATCAGATGCAGTTGGATTGCGCGTAGGTTTTATTCCTGACACTGCTCAAGGCTCAGGCGTTACAGTCCGAATTACGGGAATACAACTAGAGCAGGGCAAGGTAGCCACCCCATTCAGCCGAGCAGGTGGCACACTCCAAGGAGAGTTAGCCTTGTGCCAGCGGTATTACTGGTTCAGCGGAGCAAATGGATATTCTGCTTATGACAATATCTTTTTCTCGGGAAATGTTACTTCAGGTGTAACTTATTATGCTTGGTGCAGATTGCCAGTAACAATGAGAGGCACTCCAGCAGTTACTTTTACAAGCACTAATAACAATGGTTTTCCTGCATCCTCTGGTACTGCTTCAGATTTAACACCAACTGGATTTTATGAAGCGCGAACTGCTAATAGCAGCACTAATGGCGCTTACTTTGGAAGCAATGTAACGGCTAGTGCGGAGTTATAATGAACGAATATACCTACACAATCCCAACTAACCCAATGACAGGTCAGCCTTCAACCACAGTAATCCAGCGCTCAGATGGCTGGTTCATTCCTTCCGACCCTGCCAACTCAGACTACCAAGCCTATCTAGCCACACTTGCAGCCAACTCAGCCCCACAGCCACAAGCTTAAGACCTGTAATACACCTACTTTCTGATATTATTAGGCAGTTCCCGAAGGAGTAAACCGTGGCCATTTCGTTCCCCTCGTCCCCAGTAGCTGGCACGTCCATCTACCAGGGCGGTAGGCAATGGACCTATGACGGTACTACTTGGAACTTAGTATTGGGCGGAGCCTATGAACTCTACTGGACCCACACAGGGACAGGTGGGGAGACTACCCTCTCTGGAGCTTCCGATAATGGAACTACCCTTACCTATCCACTAGGCGGGGAGAATGTCTACCTCAATGGTGTTCTACTAGTACGTGGATCTGACTATACAGCCACTACCGGCTCTACCATTGTTTTAGCTAACCCACTTGCCGTTTCAGATATCCTCACAGTGGTCTCTTATCCAGCTGTTCAGATGTCTAGCAATAACATTGCTCAGACTACAGAACCAACAACCTATACCCCTGGTATGGTCTGGGTTAATACGGCGGGAAACACTCAAGGTCTACAGCTAGTACGCTGGAAGAAAACTCCTACAGGAGGAACTACCGTTCTCTCAGGCCTAGCAGATGATGGCACAACTACTCTTGCCTATACAGCGGGTTATGAAGAAGTCTATGTCAATGGTATCTTGATTGTTAAGGGTGTTGACTACACCGCCACTAACGGTACCTCAATCACATTAACTCAAGCCACAGTAACTGGAGATACCGTAGAAGTATTTAACACCATCACTATGGGCGTTACTAATACATATACCCAATCCCAATCTGATGCTAGATATATCCCGCTTTCTCAGTTCACAGCCAAGGGCGACATCCTGGTTGGAACCGGATCCGGAAGTGAAACAGCACTCAATGTCGGAGCTGACGGTTCAACACTCGTGGCAAACTCTTCTGCCAGCACAGGTTTATCTTGGGCAGGGCCTTCAGTAGCGGCTGGAAAGAACTTTGTCATCAACGGTGGTATGGATATTTGGCAGCGTGGAACTACCTACACAGGAACTTATGGTGCGGTAGCAGATAGATTCTTCAACGGTACTGATTCAACAATGACGATAAGCCAGCAAGCATTTACTCCTGGCAATCCGATTTCTGGATATGAACCTGCTTACTATTTGCAGATTGCCAAAAGCTCAGGCGGTTCATATACCGATATGGCACACTCCATAGAAGATGTGCGTACACTCGCTGGACAAACTTTTACTTTCTCATTCTGGGGAAGAGTAACTTCTGGAACTATTGGTTACGGCTTTGGTTTCAATCAAAACTTTGGAACAGGTGGCTCAACTCAAGTTGCTGGCCCACAACCAGCATTTAACTTGACTACCACTTGGCAGCGTTTTACCTACACAGGAGCGATGCCATCTATTTCAGGTAAGACACTCGGCCCTAGCAGCAAAGTTCAAATTTATGGATACTGCGGAACATCGGCTGCGGTAACAATTCAACTTTGGGGATTGCAACTTGAGGCTGGCTCAGTAGCCACCCCATTCAGCCGAGCAGGTGGCACACTCCAAGGAGAGTTAGCCGCTTGTCAGAGGTATTGCTATGTAGCAACAAACCAGATGGCAGGAAACACAATCACTGCTGGTATTACTGGCGGAGCGTTTTATTTTCCTGTAACAATGCGAACTGCGCCAACATTTACTAACGGTTCATTTACTGCATCGTCAGGAAGCAATGGAACCTTTGGTGCTTCTATCATTAGTACGGGAAGTTATAATTTTTACAATGCTTCTGGCAACTGGTCTACCCCAGGATATAACATTCAAGCATCCTTTGTTGCAAGTGCGGAGTTGTAATGGAAACTTACACATACACAATCCCAACTGACCCTTTTACTGGTCAGCCTTCTACGGAAGTTATTGTTCGCTCAGATGGTGCTTGGATACCAACCGACCCATCAAATGCCGATTATCAGGCATACCTCAATAAAGACACACTCGTATCCAACTCTTCTACACCACAGGCAGGTGCATAAATGACTAGAGCTAGAGACAACTCAAATATCTTAGGTACTTCAGGTACTAATGGTCAAGTACTTACTGTTGATACCAACCAAAGTAACGGTTATGCTTTTGAGAACCCCGCTCAGTATGCTGCTGGCAAGAATAAGATCATCAATGGCGATTTTGCTTTGGCGCAACGTGGGGGAACAGTCAATCCAAGTGGAACGGGCTTGAATTACACATTAGACCGCTGGCGTGTGTATAACTATGGTTCAGCATCAACGACTGTTACACAAATTGCCTTTGATTACTCATCATCCCCCTCTGCCGCTCAAGCACCAATCACAGGATACTCCGCTCCATATTTTGCAAGAGTAAATGCCACAACATCTGCTACATATTTTGAACAACCAGTTGAGGATGTGCGCACATTTTCGGGGCAAACGGTTACTTATTCATTTTGGGCTAAAGCCGCAAGTGCAGTTTCAGGAGCGCAAGCACAGATTTACCAATACTTTGGTTCAGGCGGGTCCGCAAATGTCTTGGCAACAAATATAAATTACAACCTGACAACTTCTTGGCAAAGAATTACTTATACAACAACTTTGCCATCTGTAGTTGGAAAAACTATTGGCGCAGGAAGTTCAATAGGTTTACTCTTGTACACGCCTACAACTGGCGTAAATGTAGATTTTTGGGGCGTGCAGTTAGAAGCAGGTTCGGTAGCCACACCTTTCACCACAGCATCAGGCACACTCCAAGGAGAGTTAAGCCTCTGCCAGAGGTACTATCAACGCTTTACCGCTGGAAGTGCGGCTGCATACTGGCGTATTGCTATTGGGCAAAATTTGAATACAACTCAAAGTCAATTTGTGTTTCCCTTGAGAACAACGATGAGAGGCGTACCTGCTTACAACGCTTCTGGTTCATTTACAGTTCGCCAAGGAGATTCTGCAATCGGTACTTCTGCTCCAATTTTACAAGGTGATGGAACAACTGCTGATTCAGCAGGTTTAATTGCGGGAGTATCGGGAGCAACAGTTGCTTATGGTTGCTATCTGCGAACCGAAAACTCAACATCAGCATACTTAGAGTTTAGTGCGGAGTTATAATGAACGAATACACATACACAATCCCAACTGACCCAATGACAGGTCAGCCATCAACATCGTTAATCATTCGCTCAGATGGTTGGCAAATTCCCACCGACCCTTCTAATTCTATGTATCAAGCTTATCTAGCCACACTTGCAGCCAACTCTTCTACACCACAGGCAGGTGAATAATGGCAAATTTTAGTAATACCAGTCGTCCCGCTTACGTTTGGGATGGGGTCAATAACCAATGGGTACCTGTTGGCGTAGGCCCACATACCCACTCAGTAGCCGATGTAGCTAACGCTGCAACAGTAACTACCTATACCGCCAAAGGCGATCTAGCTCTAGGCACTGGTGCTAGCACCGTAGGCACTTTAAACGTAGGCGCTGACGGCACAACACTCGTTGCAAACTCTTCTGCCAGCACAGGCGTTGCTTGGGCAGGGCCTTCTTTGGCTGGTGGCAAGAACTGGCTCATCAACGGAAACTTTGACATTTGGCAACGAGGAACTTCTACCTCAAGCCTTGGAGTTTATTTGGCTGACCGATGGGTTGTAGCCACATTTTCTGGCGGCGGCACATTTTCTCAAAATACTTCCCTTGTTCCTAGCAACGCGCAAAACTCAATAACTTATACTTGCGCAACAAGCGGAAACCCAATCATCTTACAAGCAATTGAAACGCTCAACTCAATTTACTTGGCTGGTCAAACAGTTACAGTTTCCGCATATTTGGCTACATCGGCTGCTCAAAGCGTAGATATTCACATTGAATATTCAACAACAGTTGATGCTGCTTGGAATGCTGGAACTTATAGTGGGCTTACACAAACAGTATCAACAACATCCTCGCTTGTGAAAAAAACCGCGACAACAACTATTCCTTCAAATGCCAAAACAGTTCGTGTTTATTTCACAACAACGGCTGCAATGTCGGCTAGTGCAACATTGACGGTTGCTCAGGTTCAGTTGGAATTAGGCTCAGTAGCAACTGCCTTCTCCCGCGCTGGCGGAACACTTCAGGGGGAGTTAAATGCCTGTCAGAGGTACTACTACAAGCGCAATGGAACTTCTTTGAATGGCCTATACCCACCTTTGGCTCAAGGAAGTGCTTATTCAACAACTCAGGCAGAAGTAACTATATTCTTCCCAGTTCCAATGCGTGTAGGCCCAACAGCGGTTGAATCACCAACAACAGTTTCATATCTTGCTTTATGGGATGGTGTAACGCTTACTGCACTCAACGCTGCTCCGACCATTCCTGGCGGTGGAAGCGGTATAGACGGTGCAAGATTATACGCACCAGTTGCCAGCGGTTTGACCCAGTATCGCCCTTATACATTGCTAAATAACAATGTTGCTGGCGGATACCTAGCATTTAGTGCGGAGTTGTAATATGGACAATGTAACCTTTCAAGATATAACCGACCCTTTGACTAATGTAGCAATAACTTACGCGATTATTGACCGAGGCAACGGGGAATATACCTCCATGCTCAAGGCTGATTACGAAGCCTTACTTGCAGCCAACTCAGCCCCACAAACCCCCACAGCTTAGGCTATAGTTAGGGCCATAACGAAGGAGTCCCATGGCAACAGCTTCATATCCAAATCAGGTTAAAACCTACCAACCAGAGGTTGACCTTGTCAGCACCGTTTTGGCTGATAACGTAAACTCACTACAGGTTGAGATTACTGCTATTGAGACAACCCTTGGTTCTGCCCTGACCAATCAAAGCCCCCTGATTTCTACCTACTCAGGAACTTTTGCTAAGACTACCGGTTGGTCTACCTTGGGCGATCGCCTCAATAACATTGAGTATGGCTTGGTAAATGGTGTGGCTAATAGTCCATATGTCAGCATTACCGGTGGAAGCACTATTACCACTAGCTCTACAAAAGGCCTTGTATTAAAGGTAGGCTCAGGAACAGCTAACCTTATTGAGACCTACACCTCTGGCTCTGTATTGGGATTCAATGTTAACTCCTCTGGTATTCCAGCTGTGGGTTCTAGTAACGTTCTCTATGTTAATAGCACTGACTACAATACCCTTACGGCTGCTACGACTGCCGCCAATAATAACGCCAATACCAAGATCCCTCTTTCAACTGTAACAGCTGCGGGAGATCTTCTTATTGGTTCAGGTAATGCCACCGTAACTAACCTTGCTAAAGGGGCTGCCGGTCAGTCTCTTATTATGAACGGCACCTCAGTTGCTTGGGGTACCCCAACAGATACTACAAAGATTCCACTAAGCACAGTTAGTGCTGCTGGTGATCTTGTGGTGGGAACGGGCGCCTCAGCTGTAGGTCGCTTGGGTATTGGTGGAGCTGGTACAGTTCTTAGCAGCAATGGTTCTGCCCTTTCATGGCAGACCCCAACAGTTTATCTTGCAACAGCAAATGCTTCAGTAACAGCCGCCTCAACTTCTCTAGGCGTTGTCCGCAATACATGGGTCTCTACAACAGCACCAACAACAGGCCAGGGCAACGATGGAGACATCTGGATTGTGTATCAGTAATGCCAGGTAAAGTTAATGTAAATGGCGGACAGGGTACAAGCATTGGTATCCTTGTAAAGGTAAGCGGAGCATGGCATGGGGCTACTTCAGCCTTTATTAAAGTTGGCGGTCAATGGAAGCAATGGTTTAAGGCCTCTGTCATTGACTCCTTTAACCGTACAACCTCAGGCAATCTAGGCACAGCCGATAGCGGGCAAGCTTGGAGTGCTACCCGAGGTACTTGGTTTGCCAATGGATCCCAGGCTCAATCCAATGACTCTGCCTCTAACTACTCTATTGCCGCTATTGATACTGGTAGCGCTAGCAATATCCAGACTGTTGGTGCCACAACTAACGGCACTGGAGCTGCTCAGTGGATTACCGATAGCGGTAACTGGTTTGGCGTAGCAGCTGGCCAAGAGGTAGTTAACACGGTCTACTACTACACCTGTGGATGTCAAACATGTAGCGCCTGTGCTTCATCTCAGACAGTTGGACCTGTAGGTGCTGGCTGTGGATGTACGGGTGGAGGAACCTCATATTACGTATGTATTACAGGTACCATATGTAACTATTACGCTACATACGGCGGAGGTTCTTACCTATACTACGTCGCATATTGCTACAACCATTATGGGGTATGCTCTACCTACACCCCATGCTCTTATTCCTGTGCGTACTATTACTATTACACGCAGTGTACTTCCTCATATACCCATACCTGTGGCTGTTCAACATGCCAGGGAGGTAGCGTCAGCTACCCAGCCTTTGTCTATGTTTATCAGTCTGTAGCAAATGCCGTAACAACGGTACTACGTACCGCCATATCAGCCGTTGCTGCCAGCTTAAAGGTCGTTACATCGGGCGGGAATACAATTACGGTCACCCCGTACTCTGACTCCCTTACAACCCCTATAGGAAGCCCAATTACCTATACAGCCTCCAGTACCCAGACTGCCACACAGTTTGGTATACTTCTTTCACCTTCTCAGTACAACCAAGGTAGTACTCTAGATAACTACCAGTCCCAGAACAACTAGCCCTAAGGAACCTCATGAGCTCACTACCTTCAGTACCGCCTCTACAACCTATCTCTGGCGTAAACCCTGTACAGCCTTATTTCATTGCTATTGTCATTGACGATGTAGCACAGCAAGTCATGAATATTGATGGCCAGACTGCCGCAATGTTCTTGTCTAATCCTAAGTTTATCCAATGCGACGGAACAGTATCTGCAGGCATGGTCTATAACCAAAATGCCGGCACATGGAGTCTTCCAACTAAATAAGCTTTACCTTTCCGACTACTAACTAGGACTACTAAATGAAGACCATACAATTTGTTCCTGATTCTCCTGAGGAGTATGCCCTAGGGCACCCACAGCCTGCAAAGACTGCTGTACCTGAATGGTACAAAAAGGGTGAGGCATACTTTAAAGATGCTAACGGCGTTCAACACGCTGCAATGAAAGCATGCATCCCATTCTTAGATGTAATGATTTCAGGCTACATGCTAGTTACACCGGTAGATATTACGGTAACTTTAGAGGGAGATAAGCAGCACGTAACCTGGGCTACAGAGAACGAGCACTATAAAGATTTAATCGGGGAACGCCCTAAGGCTCTAGGTGAAACTATTCCTAGGCCTGCAGGGCATTCACCAAATGGATTAGTCTGGTCTTCTAAGTGGGGTTGGAAAACCCCTCGTGGATGGAGCTCAATAGTCACCCACCCATATAACAGGCATGATCTCCCATTCACTACGCTCTCCGCATTTGTAGAGAGTGATAAGTACTTTTCTAACGGGAACATCCCTTTCTTTCTTAGAGAAGGATTTGAGGGCGTTATCCCTGCGGGCACTCCTTTCGCCCAAGTAATTCCTATTAAGCGGGCATCATGGACCCACAACTTTGCCTACAGTCTTACTAAGCTTGGCTTATACATGGGCGCAAAAGTCAGAGCAAATGACCACGGATATAAAAAGAAGTATTGGGTGAGGAAGATCTATGAGTAAGAAAAAGAAGAAAGAAAAGCTTAACTCTCCTAAGACACCTGGTCTACTAGAGTTTATTGGTCATAAGCTAGTTACCTTTGGCAATAAAGATAAGCCTGGCGTTAACGGCCATAACCATGATCACGAGCATGACCATGAGCATAACCATTCCTACATTGCTATGATCATAGGTAATGAGGTAAAAGAAGTAGTAAATGTCGGCGGCATTCTAAAAGACATCCTATTAGAACAGCCTAAGATGGTTCTCATTAATGAGAGCGAATACCCTACCCGCCCAACTATTGGTTGGACATATGTTGATGAAAAGTTTATCGCTCCTGAGGAGTCTAAATGACAGATCCATTTGATCGCCCAGCTAGGCCTTGGGATCTATTCAATAAGAACCTTGAGAAGGTTGCAGGCCTTCAGTATGAAGAGCGTATGAAGATTTGCAAGGCTTGTCCAGAGCTTATTAAGATAACCCAACAGTGTAAAAAGTGCGGGTGCTTTATGGCTGCTAAGACAAAGCTACCTAATGCTGAATGTCCTTTGGGTAAGTGGGGGCAGATTGACACCTCAAAGGTAAGCTTTACAGAAGAACAATAAGACCTAGTTAGGATACACTTGCCCCATGCGTGGAGAAAATAGACAAGGCCGGTTTGACATACAGTTCGAACGTTCCTCTTTTGTATCTGGAACTACGACTGAGCTTGTTAACACTGTGGGTACAACTGTGGCTTGGTGGCTCTTTGACCAAGTCAATACTGTCGTAGACCCTATCTACGATACAGGCGCCAGCACTGGCACAGGTCGTATGTGGAAGACTCCCCTTATTATTCCTGTGGTCAATGCCCACGTAGAACGTGGTGTTACTACCCAATCTGACCGTGGTTTCTACAACACCAACCAGCTCACAATCACCCTTAATGTGGACATTGTGGAGGACAACCTCAATTTCTATGGGGCTAATGCCAACAATGTTCCAGAGCTTTCCCTTGTAGAAAAGAACCCTATTGAGTACATGCGTGACCGCATCGTATTTCGGGATGAAGTTTTTACCCCTATCCGAGTCTCCCCTCAAGGTATTATTGGGGACAAGTACACATTGCTTCAGGTTACCTGCAACCAGGTAAACGCAGAAGAAATGGTGAATGACTCACAGTTCCAGCACTACGCAAACTACTCTGCGTTTGACCCTACGACCTACTAAGGAAACATAATGGCACTATCTCACGCAATCGTTGCTCTTAACAGCTCAACAGCTGTTGCGCTAAATACAGACGCAAGTATCACAAACTCTGTTACAGGCGAGACATACCCTACCTACACATTTACTACGCTTTCTATCCAAAACATTGATGGCTCTGCTACCGTCTATGTCGGCGGATCAACCGTAACCTCTTCTTCTTATGGGATCTCTTTGGCACCTGGTGCCTCGGCAACAATTGACGGGCTTACCAATGAAGAGAACGTTTACGCAATCTCTACAGGTAGCACCAACATTGCAATCCTCAAGGTCACTTCAGCATGACCATCCGCATTCGTAAGAACGGTCAGAACATTACCATCTCTAGTTCAGCGTCTTCTTCAAAGAAAGCCTCTACTATTGTAGTTAAGAAGTAATAATGCCTTTTGAATCTCAGCGTCAACGGGAATTCTTGTACGCTACCCATCCCGATATAGCTAAAAGGTGGGAAGAAGAGACACCAAAAGATAAGAAACTACCAGAAAAGGTAACACAACATGGCAGCAAAAAAGGCAAGTAAGAAACACCCAGGCTTTGACAAAGCCTCATCTAAGATTGCTAAGAAGGAAGGCGTCTCTCAGGAGGCAGCTGACCGTATCCTAGCCGCATCTTCTCGTGGGGCATCTAAAGGCGCTAAGAAGGCTAACCCTAAACTTAAGAAAGTTAAGGGCTAATGGCTAAGGTAAAGATTGACGGTAAAGTCCACAAGTTTGTTAAGAACAAAAAGGGCGATGTTATCGTGAGTCACCCCAATGGAGGAGGTCCGACAATGGACCTGACCAAAAAAGATGCTAAGATTAAGACCGTGGCAGACGGAATAGCTGCTGGCCAACAATGGCATAAGACTCATAAGAAGGGAAAGTAATATGTGCAAAGCATGTGGATGTGGCTGCTCTAAGCCAAACTGCAAAGGCGCCTGCAAGAAAAAGGCTAGCAAACCAACAACAAAGAAGGGCAAGTAAATGGCTCATAAGGACAGTAAGTTTGAGAAGGGTATGACCCCAGCTCAAAAGAAAAAGTTTGAGGCTCAGGATGAAAAGAATGATGCCAAGCTAGCCAAGGATGTTAAGAAAAAGACAGCCAAGAAGAAGGCAGCTAAAAAGAAGTAATGACTTAGACCCCCTTTCGAGGGGGTTTTCATTTATGATTACCCTGACGCCAGAGAAATCTGGAACCCTGCTGCTTTACCCCCTGCGCCTTCCTATGGAGGATACTATGATAAACCTTGCCCAACGATTGGCAAATCAGGAGACTGATGCCGATCGTATTGAGTTCATTCGTGGAGCAGCAAACCTTAATGCTAAATCCGCCGATAAGAAAATTGTCTTCGGTGCGATCACAGGTCTTCTGCTAGCGAAAGTTCTCAAGAAGAATGGCTAGTATCTCATCAGTATTTAACCTAGCAATCAAGCGTGCGGAGAAGGCAGCCACAGTTGGCTACACCTCTAAGCTTCGTGAACATGCCGCAACTTATGGCTGGCCTGAGCACATTGTCTCTAAACTTTCTATGGGACATGATGGTGATAACCACCACATCACATACCCTGAGCATCTTGAAGATCAGATCATGACTCTTGAGTATGGCACCCAAGAAACCCCTGCTTCTCCTGCCCTTCGCACATTTATGATCGGGGGAATGTAATGCCTTTCATTCTTAATGAAGAAGCTGCCCTAAAGACCCTGCTCTCTGGCATGACAGTATCGGATGGTGGAAACTCTGCTCGCCCTGTAGGTGTATTCTATGGACAGCCTGATAAGGAAATCCGTCAGCAGTCTTATCCCTACATCACTATTGATCTTGTAGGAATCTCTGAAGAGGTTGACCGTGCACACCGTGGCGCTGTAGTTATCCCAACAGATACTATGTATACCCCAGAAGGTGTTACCAGCTCTAATACCGTGGTTAACTACCCTATCCCTGTTCAGCTTCTTTATCAAGTAACTACGTGGTCTCGTCAGCCTCGCCATGATCGCCAGATCATCGCACAGCTGCTTTCTTCTGGTAGACTACCATTTAGATTTGGGTATCTCAACATACCTCAAGACGGAACAAGACGCCGTTTGGATATGTTGGGATTCTCAAAAAGAGATACTACTGAGGGCGAAAAGCGTCTATTCAGTAACGTCTATAACATCCGGATAAGTGCAGAAATCTTTGAAGATGTACTTGTTCAGTTGTACGAAGTAACACAAAATCCTACAATCACGTTCACAAACCAAACGGTATCCTTTACCGCCCCGCTATAAATCGTATATTTAAGATAACAACCTAACCCTAAGGAGTAACCGGAATGGCAACATTTGCCCGCCCCGGAGTCTATATCCAAGAAGTGGCTCTACCTCAGGCGATTACACCTGCAAATACTTCAACAGCAGTTGCTGCATTTGTTGGTGCTCTTGCTCAAGGTCCAACAGCCGCTCCAGCATACGTAAGTACCTGGAACGACTTCAAGAACACATTCGGTGGACTATCAGACTCTTACCCAACCACTTGGGCTGCCTATAACTATTTTTCTAATGGCGGTCGTGGTTTGTATGTAAAGCGTGTAGTAGGATCAGGATCAACCTCAGCGTCAACAGCTATTACTGATGGCTTGTCAGGAACACTTACAGCTACAGTAACAGCAGCTAGCGCCGCAACAGGTACTGTCACATATACAGCTAACAATACATTCTCAGCAGGTCAGACAGTAACAATTACTGGCCTCTCTACCTCAGCTTTTAACTTGAGCGGTGTAACAATCGCATCAGCTACAAGCTCACAGTTCACTGTAACAAATGCAGCTACAGGCACAGCAGTAACAGGTGCTTCAGCTACAGCTACAGTAACTTTGACACCATCAAACGTCTTTACTTTGACTGCTCTTAACCCAGGTTCATGGGGAAATAACTATGCAGTACAGGTAACTTCAGCAGGTGTTTCTAACCGCTTTGGTCTAAACATCTACGCATCTTCAATCGTAAACGGAATCACATCATCTACTTTGGTTGAATCCTACTCAGATTTGAGCATGTCCTCAACAGACTCTAACTACATTGGCGCAGTTATTGCTGCTCAATCTAACCTAGTAAGCGTTGGAACAATCAACTCTGCTAAGTTCCCAGGAGTTACTAGCTCAAACGTTAGCCTAACTTCAGGTGTTGACGGAGCCGCCCCAGCACGTACAGATTATGCAGCTGGATGGACAACATACGATGCAGTTGCTACAAGCTTGGTTATCTATGCAGCTGATGCTCCATATGCTTCTACAGCTACATTGACCGCACAGATCCATGGAGACGCAGTAGCTTATGCAGCTACTCGTACAGACTGCTTTGCAGTTATTGATACTCCATCAGGACTAGCAAATGCCGCTGCTGCACAACAGCAGGTCACAGCAACATCTGCAATCTTTGCCGCAGCAACTTCAGGCGGAATTGCAGCTGCTTACTGGCCTTGGGTTAACATCCCAGATCCAACAAAGATCCCAGGAGCAGTTCGTCTACAGGCTCCAGGTGCTGCAGTAGTTGGACAGTACACATTTACAGATGCAAACCGTGGTCCAGCAAAAGCTCCAGCAGGTCTTCAGAACCGTATTGCTCTTGCAGTATCTACTGAACACAACTTCACAAATGCTGAGCTTGATACACTCAACACATCATCAGACCCAATCAACACTATCCGTCAGGTACCTGGCGCAGGTATTGTAGTTATGGGTGCTCGTACTCTTGATAACACTCCTAACAACCGTTATATCAATATCCGCCGTTCTTTGATTTACATCGAAAAGCGCCTTACTGATCTAACATCGTTCGCTCTATTTGAGAACAATGACGAGCGTCTATGGAATCAAATCAATACAGCAGTAAGCAGCTTCCTATTCTCATATTGGAATACTGGAAACTTGCGTGGAAATACTTCCGCTCAGGCTTACTACGTAATCTGTGACGGACGTAACAACTCATTTACTGATATCCAAAACGGTAAGGTAAATATCACAGTTGGCGTCGCACTAGAATATCCAGCAGAGTTCGTTGTCATTCAGATCGGACAACTAACAGGAAACGCTACGGCGTAAGGAGATAATGACAAATGGCAACTAACCTAAATGTTCTAAGTACCTTACTTACGGATCCAGTCCGTAATTTTAAGTTCCTTGTGCAATTTACACCTGTAGCTCCAGATGGTGCTACACCTGACACATACTGGGGAACCAGTGCTGCTCAAGGTGGATCAAATGCATTTGGTACTATGGGCTTCGTATCTCTTTCAGGTCTAAGCGTAGCGACAGAGTCAATTGCTTACCGTGAAGGCGGATACAACACCAACGTCCACCAGATTCCTGGACAATCTTCGTTCACACCTATCACTCTTTCTAAGGGTGTTATGTTGGGACAGATGGGAAATGCTGATTGGATGAAGCGCTTGTTTACAGTTGTTACACCAGGTGTGACAACCGCAGCAGGTTCTCAATTCCGTGTTAACTTGGATATCCAGGTTCTTACACATCCTAACCCAACAGGTTCAGCAGGAAGCGACGATACAGTCGCAGCTTCAACACCTTATGGACAACATACCTCAATGCGTTTCAAGGTCTACAATGCCTGGATTACTTCCTTGTCATATAGCAACTTGGATGCAGGAGCTAATACCCTCATGGTTGAAGAGATTCAGCTTGTACATGAAGGCTTTGACGTAACATACGCAACAGGATACACAAAGGCAGGAACTGCACCAGCTGTTACCGGCCAGTAATCAAACTAACTAAAGGTATATAAAATGACTACTAATAAGACTATTAATGCGGCACAAGATCCACAAGTAGCAAATAAACTTGCTGCAGATGCAATGTCTGCTCAGGAGGCAACCGTAAAGGCACTAAAGCCTGAAACCAAGTTGCCTCCTGCAACAGATGTTACATTGCCTGCTGGACTACTTGATCCGTTTACCGGATTGATTACCGCAGCAGAAGTAAGGGAGCTTACCGGTATTGATGAAGAGGCAATCTCTAAAATCACAGACACAGGTAAGGCTCTTCTTACTATTTTAAGCCGGGGAACTGTAAAGATCGGTGAAGAAGCATCTACTGAAGGTCTTCTTGACTCCCTATATGCAGGAGACCGTGAGGCTATTCTCCTAGCTATTAGGAAGGTAACCTTTGGGTCAGATGTAAAGCTTGGCCCTGCTAACTGCCCACACTGTGGTGAAGAGCAGGTCTTTGATATTGATCTAGACAAAGATGTTCCAGTAAAGACCCTAGAAGGTCCTGGAGAATTTGTACTAGATTGTAAGGTAGGAAAGGTTGTAGTTACACTGCCAAAGGGCTCAGCTCAGAAAGCAATCGTAGCTTCAAACAACAAAACTACTGCAGAATTAGATACAATTATCTTAAGTCACTGTGTAGTATCTATCAATGATGCTCCTGTGATTGATCCTAGCGTGGTTAGAAACCTAAGCATTAAGGATCGCAGAGATATTTTAGAAGAGATTACAAACCGCAACCCTGGCCCACAACTCAGTGAAATTAAAGTACCTTGCAGTGCCTGCGGCACGGAGGTACCGCTTCCGCTAACCTTGGCGGAGTTGTTTCGCTAACGAAATAAACTATGAGACTCTCATAGAGATGTATGACTTAATAAGTCAATACTATCCTGGATGGTCTCTTACGGAACTACGTTCTCTAAGTTTAAGGGAACGTCTTAACTGGTTGAATAGAGCTACAGGAAGAAGGCGGTGATTTAAATGGCAGATGCTTTTGGCAATATGGTCGGAGCCTCAGATACACCTGAGGGTCTAGGTACTGTTGGCAGTACATCTTTTGACGACATGCCTAAAGAACTTCTTAAGCTCTTTACAGAAGTAGAAAAAGTTGTCAAGCGAATCAGTGACGACTGGAAGAGCACATCTGCCGATATTAAAAAGACTTCCGGTCTTGTTGGCTCACAGAATGTGGGTTCAGGAAGACTAGGGCTAGGTTCATTTAGCCCAGCTCAAGCTGCAACCGGTCTAGGACTAGGCGTTGTAGCTGTAGGTGCCACAGCTATGTCAATGGCACCAAGCACCATGGCTGCAGTAACTCAAGCTATGGGTGCATCAACTTATGCCGGTTTTGCTGGCATGTCAAATATGCAGGCAACCCGAATGGCCAACTCTCAAGTTGGTATGGGTGCCACAAGCGCTATGGGTCCAACCATGGCTGCTATGACTTTATCTAACATGGGTTACACAGCTAACTCAATGAGCTCTCAGAATGTCATGACTCAGATTGCAGGCTTGAGTGCCATGACTGGCATGAGCAACGAACAAGTTGCCGGTGCTATGGGTGGCGTTAATGGAATGAACTTTCTGCGTCTTGGTATCCGTGTTCGTGATAGTCAAGGTAACTTGCTCCCACCTAATCAGATTGTTAACTCTGTCTACAACGCCCTCTTCCGTGGACAAAAGATTTCTGCACAGCAGGCTTCAACAGCAGTTCTTAATCCTGGCGGTAAAGGTTATCAAGTACTTCAGCAAGTAGCTGGCGGCAACCAGGCCTTGATGCAGACTCTTCAGTCGGGCATCATGGCCCGTGCTCAAATTGGAAGCGACATTACTTCCTCTCAAATGGGCAATGCTAAGACCATGCTTGGAGCTATGAATGTTGATAAGTCAAGCCCTATGTACTCCAACTTCACAAACAACACTGCTCAAGCTGGAGCCCTTGCCGCAACAGAGCAGGGATTAGTTGGCGGATACAACACTGCCTTAAATACCAATGCCGCTTTAACCAATGATTTTACTAGCGTAGCTAATGCTGCTAAAGGCGTCACTAGTGCTTTAATGGGCCTCAAAGGAATCTTAGACACGTTCCCAGGAGCAGGTAACGTTGGAGGTACTCTTTCAGGTATTGGAAGCGCAGCGGCCTCTGCAGGCATTAATGCATATGCTACTAAGCGTGCGTTAAAAGGTGTGCTTGGTAAACCAGCAGAAAAAGCAATTGGCCCAGTAATGTCAAACGGAAAGTTTGTAAAAAAGGGTGAGTCTTTCTTAGGAAAAGCATTTAACTTTGTTAAAGGCCAGTTCCATAACCCATTTAAGGGTAGCAGTATTTTAGAAGATCTTGCTTTGGGTGCAGAAGACGCTTTAGCTGTTGGTGAAACAGCTGCAGTAGCTGCTGCTGCAGGAGGAGCTTATGACCACGGTAACATGGGTCATACAGGTATTGGTGGGCCAATAAGCGGAGGACACCAAAATGTCACCCCTGTTCCTAGAGGAACACCTGTAACATCTCCTTACGGACAACGTGGTGGTGGAGCAAAGACTAAAGGATTCCACGCAGGTCTTGACTTTGGCGCTAAGTTGGGTACTAAGGTTTACGCTCACGATGATGGTGTTGTAACCATTGTTGGTAACGGCGGAGGTTACGGTAACTATATTGAAATTGACCATGGCTCATACAGAACCCGCTATGCACACTTAAAGCAGATCTCAGTATCAAGAGGTCAAAAAGTTTCTGGTGGAACAGTTATTGGTCTATCCGGTAACACAGGTAACTCAACTGGCCCACACCTTCACTTTGAAGTTCTTGTTAATGGCAAGAAGGTTAACCCAGCCCCATATCTACAGGGGGCTACATCGGGCACACCTGGTTCAAAGACAACAACTCCTACAGGATCTGGTTTATCTAGCCAAGATATAAACTCTCTCATTAGCAGCCTTGCCTCTACACCAGGAAGCACAGCTTTGGATAATATGTTTGGACAGAATGCCGGACACAACTTGGGTGATGGAAGGTCACTATCCTTTATTAAGGGAAAGACTTCTGTTACTGCGGGAACTATTTTGGGAACAGGTAGCCAACAAGATTGGGCTAAGACTCTTCTCACAAAGCTAGGAAAGCCTGTAACAAAAGATAATATTACAGCCCTTACAACTTGGTCTGCTTGGGAAGGTGGCCAGTGGCATAACTCTGCACACTACAACCCACTTAATACTACCCAGGGTGAAAAGGGCGCAACTAACATGAACTCCGAAGGTGTTAAGTCCTACACCAGCTGGGATCAAGGCTACCAAGCAACTATCCAGACTTTAAATAATGGGCTCTATAAGAGCATTCTTTCTGCGCTTACTGCAGGTAACAATACGGCAGCAGTTCTTACTGCGGTAGACCAATCGCCTTGGGGAACACACATCCCAGGTTACGGTGGACCTACTGGAGATCTAGGAACAGCCTCTATTGCTTCTAGACTGCCTACTGGTGTAGGTGGTCCTTCTGTGGTAACCTCTTCTGCTCATGGTGGGGCAGTAGTTGTAAACCTAAATATGAAGGTACAGATTGCTCAATCAAGCGTAGCTGAAGCTAAGCGGCTAGTAAGTATGGTGGGTCAAGAATTGAAGAACAGCGCAGTGCTTAAGAGCCTTGGAGGAGCTATCTAATGGCAACCACATATTCTTATGGGTATACAGTACAGACCTATGTTGATTGGAAGCAATCTGCTACCACTGAACCTTTGGCTGTAAGTCTAGGTGGTGCTACTTTTGATCCATCAATTTATCCTAACCTTATTCAGATTCAAGCTGAGCCAACAGTTTCTCAGCTAGCTACCCCTACTGTAACAAAGTTTGAGGTTCAGGTAGGGTTTACTGTTCATTATTTAGTTCGTGTATATCAAATTAAAAATGTAAGCGGCGTCAAAACCTACTACTGGTTAACAGGAAATGATGTCGGTACCGGTTTGCATATGGATTTTGGTTCCGATAGTAAGTATTTTGATACGGGTGGAAGCGGAACATACATTGGTGCTCACACAAATAGTGGGTCAAGCAATATTGTAAGTAGCCCATCTAGTGGGGCAGTCTACTGGTTTAGCACCCGCCTTCTTCAACCTAATACGGCTATTACTAACTATGTAAACTTATACTGTAGCTTCAGTCCAAACAACTTTCAAGGAACTTACGGTGGGGACACCAGCGTAGGAAACATTACTTCTCTTACTGCTCTTAATCAAATACCTACTGTAACCGTAGGCACTGCCGTACCTATTCCTACCTACCCTAATGGTTTTACTACCTTTATTGAAAGCAAGAAAGAATGGACTACTGCTGGAAATGGTGGGGGCGGTGGATCTCTAAGCGTAGTATTTGACAAGTGTCAAAAACAATGGTTTGCTTTGTTTATTGGATCAACTACCTATGATCAAAAGACTGGCGCAGGAACATATAACTGGGCTACGTATACTGCAGGCGTGAGCGGCGACTCCTCAACATATAGGTACTTCAGTGGCCCATATCTTAATGTCAAGCAGACAGACACTAAAGGCATTACGGATGCTAAGACAAAGATACACGACATTATTCTTGCAGACTGTCAAGGCCAAACTACGGGTAGAGTCCCCGCACCTACAAAGCCATCAAATGCAAACATACCTACAAACACTAATACTTCCAATCTTCCTTCTGCTAGGTTTAATCCATATCCTCACATTTTTAGTAGAAATCAACCTTATATTTCTAACCTAATTACAGGCTATGCATATAATGGTTCGCAGCTTGATGCAGTTACTGCTAGAGATGTAGTTTCTAAATATACTGCAGGGAATCAGGGAAAGATATTTCAAGATCCTAAGGGTGCCGCTGCTTTGAATACCAACCCAGATAATATTAAAAACCTGGCTGTTGGAAAAGGTGAGACCGCTCCTCAATGGGGATTTAGATTTATGTATAACCCCACTACCTTTTCTTATAGCACTGCTGCAAGCAATAACGTAGATTGGACCCTTGGTTCTTCTGATCCGTCTGTTCTTCTACAGGGCAATCAGTCAGTAACCTTTGAGCTTTATTTAAACCGCATTATTGATATGTCCTACTTAAGAGACTATCCACAAGGCGGAAGTGATCTTGCTGGAGCATATCCAAATACCGGGGGACTTTCAGAAGAGCATGTTCAAGGTATTTTAAACCGTGGTACTGAATATGACGTTGAGTTTTTGTACCGGGTATTAAATGGCGACCCACGTAAGAATGCCCTACTGCTTGACGAAAGCTATCGTGGTTCTGGAGTTACAGCAGATTTTGGATATACTACTGGTATGCCTTGCTGGCTTCAGCTTAACGATAACCTAAGGTACTTTGGATCTGTAGCTAACCTTACAGTAAACCATATGATCTTTGATCTACGTATGGTTCCTGTATTGAGCGTAGTAAACATTACCTTTAGTAGGTACCCTGCTATTTGGAATAGCACTAATACTACTGGAAGTGTTAAGACTGTATCTGAAACAGCGTTTATCAATGCTGTTACAAGCGCAACTTCTTCGACAGGAACAAAGCCATGATTGAGCGTGTATCTAGATACTATGATGGTCCTCTTGGACAAACCCCTAATAAGTACACAGGGGTTTATGAGATCTCTGTATACAGGGCTTTTCCAAGTTCTAAAGCAGTTAACTATCTTACATACTCCTGGAAAGATGGGGATAGTCTTGCAAACTTAGCGGCTGTCTATTGTGGTGGATCTAAATACTGGTGGGAGATTATGGACATCAATCCGGAGATCTCTGATCCATTCTCTATATTGCCGGGAACAGTTATAAGGGTTCCATATGGCAACTAATAATTTTACTCAAGACACTTCTGCACAGCAAAACTTTGTTTGGCATTCTAATGCTGCCGATAGTTCATTCTTTGTTAACTTTCCTAAAGCACCTGATATGGATCTTTTACTTATTGGTGCAGAATTACATCAAGATATTGAACAACATGATCGTCTTGTCCTGCACTTTAAGGGTAAGCCTTTGCTTAAAAGAGGGGCGATTGTTTCTAACGACCCTGTTATTTTTTCTTTTAGTTCAGGTAAGTTAACATCTACTTGGCATGGGTATGTAAATCACGTAAGCCAGGATAATACACACCAGGGTGGTAATACAGACATTGTGTGCGTTGGGGCATCGGCTATTCTTAAAGACACTGATCAAAAGATCTATAAGAACATGACCTTTGACCAGGCAGTTACTGCAGCAGGAAAGTCAAAAGGCTTTGAGGTAATTACTCAAAAGCATGGCCGTGTAAAAGACAGCATTGCCCATACCGGTGAGAGCTACTGGCAATGGTTTATTCGTTTAGCTAAGGTCAGTGGGTTTGCTTTCTTAGTTGAAAATACCACAATCTTTTTTGTATCTAAAGATAAAATCTTTCAGAATAAAAAGAACAGCGCACCTTACTTTAAATATGTTGATAGTGAGACTACTGGTGTAACCCCAAGAGAACTTCGTATGACTGGAACAGTCCTAGCATTCCAGCCTATAATTTCTGATCAATCCCCTGAGATGGGAATACGTGTTGATAGAGTTATTGCGGGAACAGATAAGCAAAGTGGTAAGCTTATTAAGTCTAAGCATCCTCATAAAGGACCTCTTCCTACTAACCCAGGCATTGTTATTCCTAATGAAAGTTACTTTAAAAAATGAGCAACTTTTCAAACAACACTCCTAATTCAACCCCAAAAGCTAGCTATCAAAAGCACCATGTTTATGAGGTATCTACTAGCCTTACTGAGTCTAAGTTAATTGCTGAGAATTATTCTGAGGCTCATCGTTACCAGCATAGGGCGGAAGTAATCCTTGTAGGTAACGCAGACCTTCGCCCATATGACCCTATCTATTTAGATGGTCTACCAAATGGTATGTCAGGTTATTGGACTGTTCTATCTGTTCGACATATTTTTGGTGGTGCCCCAGCCAAGTACACCATGAAGGTTGAAGTAGGCACAGATGTTATAGGAGATACTAACCCGAATGCAGCAAAGAATTCTCAGGTTCGGGATATTCAAAGCGACCTAGCTGGACAGTCCTTAACCTCTTCCGGTGCTCAGCTTTCTCAGTACTCTTTGTCTCCCAATGCTAATAGCTTAGATCCAGTAAGCAGTGCTAGTGAGCCTACTGCTATAGTCTCAACTTCTCCGGTTGCCGTGCCTGCTGTCTCAGGAACTAGCAAAGGTAAGGCACCTAATCTAAAGAACGTGAAAAGAACTGTACAATGGGTCTCTAAGAGCAATGGAAAGGTTCTGCGATGACTTTGCCAAAAGATACAGAGTACGGTCTTGATGCTCAGGGCCGCCACCGATTCTACGGAATATACTCAGCTGTTGTAACTAGCATTTCAGACCCTATTAATAAATATAGGATTCAGGTCCAGATCCCACAGATTCATGGCACACAGATTACAAACTGGATTCCGGCCTGTATACCAATGACACATCTAGCTTCGCAAGTAGCTGCTTCCCTAACAACTACAGCCACTACTGCAGCAGATCCACAAGGCGGTTCAGTATCTATTCCTGCCCTAACTATTGTTCCTAAGAGCACGCCGGTTCTTCCAGTACTACCTAAAGTTGGACAAAACGTTTGGGTAATGTTTCAAGCTGGGGATCCTGAATACCCTGTATGGATCGGAGTACAACCATGAGTGTTAGTATTAACTACCCATATACCCTAGACACCTCTGGGGTTGTAGGGTCTACAAGTAATGCGCCTAAGATATACTTGGATAGAGTTTTGACCCTTCTATCAACTAGTGTTGGACAGCGCCCTATGCTTCCTACCTATGGCGTAGACTGGAGTACATCACTCTTTGAAAATGACAATCAGGCACAGCCAGCAATCTCTGCAGCTATCCGGTCAGCAATCGCTACCTGGATTCCAGAGGTCAAGGTTAACAATGTTCTGTTTGGCATAGGTTCTGGACAAGGTATTGAATACGTAACTTTAGAACTTACTTTGCCAGACGATACCACTACCAATGTTACTGTTAACAGTAATCTACTTAACTACAACGGAACGATTGCGGGATAACGATGCAAATTGACTATACCTCTAGGGACTTTGCTTCTCTAAAGAATGACCTAATTACTTTGATTGGTCAGAGGACTAACACCTCTTGGGATCCTACAGATTATTCAGACCTAGGCAACGTGCTTATTGAAGCTTTTGCGTATATGGGCGATGTCATGTCTCACTATCTAGACCGCATTGCTAATGAGGCAAGCATTGATACCGCAGTCCAGTCCTCTACCCTTCTTAGCCTAGCTGGCCTATATGACTACCACGTCTCTGGACCAACGCCTGCAGTAGTTAACGTAACCTTTACTAACAACACCTCTAATGCCATAGATATTCCCGTAGGCACGCAGGTTATGGCTCCCCTATCATTTGGGCCATACTCACAGGTTTACTTTGAAGTAACTACTGGAGCAACTGCAGTTTCTGGCGGAGCCAGTATTACTCTTCCAGCTCAAGAAGGAAAGACGGTTAATACAGATCGTCCTGACCTTATTGATCCAACATACAACAAGCCTCTGCCTGCAAATCTAGGAACCTCGTCTGGTTTAGAGAACCAACTGTTTTCTATTATTGATCTGGGAGTAGTTGACTCCTCTATTAACGTATACGTTGGACAAGGTGTTGCGTTTACCACGTGGACATATGTAGATAACCTTCTTGAGTGGGGCCCAACAGACACAGTATTTACTACAGCAAGAAATGCAGATGGGTCTGTAGACATTGTCTTTGGAGATAACGTTAATGGTTATATTCCTCCTGCCGGACAGATTGTAAGCTGCCTCTACAAGTCAAGCGTAGGAGCTGCAGGAAATATTAACTCCGGCGCAATCAATGCATTAACCTTTGTACCTGGAAACTTGGACCCACAAGTTACAACATACTTCACAGTAATCAATTCTGGTCCAGCAACTGGCGGAACTGATGGTGATGATTCTACTCAGATTAAGAAAAAGATTAAAGCAGCACTAGCGGCTCAAGGAAGAGCCGTTACACTGGCTGACTATGCAAACCTTGCATTGACTGTCCCTGGTGTAGGAAAAGCTAGCGCTATGGCAAGCGTCTATTCTTCTGTTCGTCTTTACATTCAACCTATGAATGATAATAGCGCTGCCCCTGGATTCCCACAAGCCACTATTGTCTCAGTTGCTACTACTGGTTCTGCGGTAACTTACTACACCTTGTACGCACATCAGTTCTCAACTGGAGATACTGTAGTTATTACGGGCATGAATCCTTCTGGATATAACACCACAGGCTCAGTAATTACTGGGGTAACTACTACAGCACCATTTAGCTTTACCATTGCTAACACCACTACAGCATCTCTTATTGCTGGAGGATACGCCATTGACCAAACAGTTACCCCTGCTTGGACAACGCTACAGACAAATGTTGCAAATGCTTTAGCTAACAATACTTTAGTAGGATCAACAACTACTATCTTGCCTCCACAGTATGTCCCTGTGTATATCTCAGCAACCCTAAACGTATCATCTGCCTATAAGAATTCAGATGTAAAGCTAGCAGCCTATGAGGCTATGCTAGGTACGGGCGGCATGTTTAGCTATGACAACAATACTTTTGGTGAGACTATTGCTTTGTCTGCAGTAACCTCAGCACTGCAGGGAATTAACGGAGTTATCTCAGCTAACGTAACCGTGCTTAACACTACAGGTGCAGCAAGTGCTGCAACTATCTTACTAAGTGCAAATCAAATTGCATACTTAACAGCGGCTAACCTAAACGTAACAGTATCAGGCGGAATGTAAGGGATAATAAATGGCAACATATGGCCAAAGTTTATATGACAATGGATTTAAATATGGTGAGGCTTCACCTAACGCTGTCTATTACAATGCCCAATTAAAGGCTCAGTCTTCTGCTTACGGAACTGTTCAGTTAACTTGGGGACAGATTACCCCTACCCCTACGGACCCATTGCCTATTGCTTGGATGCTTGTAAAAAGCTACAAGGGTGTTGTAGATAATCCTTACGACGGTATTATTCTAGCTGGGCAAAAATATAGCGTTGGATTTACTACCGCCTATACGGATATTAATCTAGGTACTTCTGATGTAGAAGCTGCCTACTCTATCTGGCTTTATAATGGAAGTAACTGGATCTTTTGTGGCTCTGACTATGCAATGATTGTTGGAGATAAAGATACCCTTACTACAGTAAGTCGTTGGATTCCTAGGGCATGGACTAATCCACAAAATGGTGTAGGCGATGCTACTGGTGAAGTAGACACCAATGACTTTGTTAATATGTTGTCAGCATTATCATTTCAGTACGACTTGTTTAGAAGCGAGACGCAGCTTCTTGGAAACGTATTTAATCACTCCTTAACCCCTAACCAAATTACAAAGGCTAGGATGGGAGACTATAGCTTTGACTATGAGCCTGCTCTAGGCGACACATACCATCGCTCCCTTTCAGCCGCAGGATTTTTAGTTCAAAAGTATAAAGGTACTCCATCAGGCCTTACAATCTATACGGGTGCCCTAACTCACCTCACAAGCAAAGTTGTTATTGGAACTAACCTTATGCTTGATTATAACGACTCTTCATTTGAAGAAGGTATTGGTCGTTGGACTTCACAAAATGGTGGGGCATCTAGCATAACTCAGCATCTTTATGCTAATGCTGTAACTGAATTTGGTTTTAGTATTACACCACCAACTCCTTGGATTACAGACCCATTATTTAAACCTCGTTCATTAGGGTTTGGTTATCACGTGTTTACTGGTGGCGCTGACACAATATTTTTACCTAAAGCTTTAAGCTCTCCTACAGGATATTCTGATCCTACAGATGTAATTAAATATGGAATACCTATTAAACCTAATACTAGATATCTTTTTTCTGCTTGGGTACGGGGTTTAAATGGGTTTGTTTCTCCATCAGCAGTATCAATAAATATTATTTGGTATGATCAAAACGGTAAATTTATTTCATACGGTACTACAAGCGGAACCACATATGTTTATGCAAATAGTACTTCTTGGTTAGAAACAACTAGTCAATCTGATTCAGGAAGAAATGGAAGACTATCCCCATCTAATGCTGCCTATGCAGGAATTGCTATAAGTGGTTCTTATATAGGTTCATATACAGGACAGACATGCGGCTACGCTATTGATATGTGTCAGCTTGCTGAGTATCAAAACAGTCTTGAATTTGAAGACGCACGTCGTATTCGCCTTTATCTAAAGGGACAGCGTGAAAATCTTCTTCCTAACCCAAGCTTTGAAAATGGTGTAGGTGGATGGATTGCCTCTCCTAATGCATCTTTTGCCCAAGACCCTACTGTATACAACTCCGGTCTTTGGGACGGAAATTCTTTGGGTGAATTGACTGTTCAGTCTGGTACTGGGGTATGGGTATCTTCTACATGGTTTGCAGTAACACCTGGACAAAACTATACCTTTAGTGCATATGTAAGCTCTGAGTATCCTAATGCTGGCCGTGCTTATCTTCAGATTGAGTATTCAAATCGTGAGACAGATGCCCTTCAGACAAAGATCCTTTCAGATTCAAACGGACAGTATTACGATCCAACAATCTATAGCGTTCAGTCTGCTACTACAACTCTTGTAGCTACTGACCGACTAGATACAAGCGGCAATCCTATTGTGGATACCGCCGTACCACAGTACTCTCAAGGTACTGGTCCTGGAACATATAATGGCTACCCAATCCAGTATGTTCCTACTCTTTCTCGTCTATCTGTTTCAGCTATTGCTCCAGACCAACAAAAAGATTCTGGGCAACCTCTAGCTAAAGTTTCTATTGTATTTCCAGACCTTACAGGAAATGGAACTACTGTTTGGATGGATGGTTTGATGTTTGAAAGCTCTCCATTTCTCAATACATACTTCTCTGGTTCTGGTGCTCCTGCTCCTGCTGATCCAATTAATAACTATTTTATTAGCAGCCAAGATACGACTTGGGAATATAAAGACCTAGTTAATTATATTCAAAACCCATCATTTGAGTCGGGAACTTCTACTTGGACACCGGCTACAGGAACAACTATTACTCAAGATGCTGGTCCAGAACCAGCAGCTATTCGTCTTACTAATCCTGATGGAACTTATCAAAACCCTCCAACAGGAATTGTTCCTACAACATATGGCCCAGCCTATGGAACATATATGGGTAAGGTCTCATATCCTGCCGTAACTATTACGGCAATTAGCTCTACTGGATCAGCTGTAACCTACCGTTATTCTGGAACCTTGCAAGTATTTGCTGTAGGTCAGTCAGTTGCTATTTGGGGCAACATGGTTGGATCTACTCCTACCTTTAATACAACTACTCCTACTGGTTGGACCGGAGCAACAATTACTTCTGTTGCTACAGTTACCTCTGGATCTGTCTACTCATTTACTATTGCAAGTACTGCTACAGGTACAGCCACAACATTTGGTCAAGCACAGATTAACGGGGCGTCCATAAGCACCACCGTATACCTTTCAGCTCCGGCTGTTGGTGGTGAGGATTTTGTAGTATCTGCAGATGTTCGTGCAGCTGAAGGAACATATACTATTGGTACTTCCGGTAATGGATTAACTACAAGTAATAATATGGAAGTTTACCAACACGATCAGTATCAGTGGATTCGTATCTGGAACTTGCGTCAACTGCAACCTGGTGAAACATCCTTTACAGTTACGATCTCTATTGCGCTTCCTCCACAGCTCTACCCAACTGGGGGTCCTGGTTATACAATTGCCACAACTCAGTTCTTTAACATTGACGGTATTCAAGCAGAGTATGGAAATACTCCTAGTGGGTTCTTAGATGCAAACAACTCTAACTATGTTGTAACTTCAATGCCTAATCCAGGAAACAATGCGACCAATATGTGGGTAGGACAAGTCCCCTCTATCTATGGTGGTAAGAGCAGCTGGTTTAATAACCTATTTGTAAAGCAGTCTCGTCTTACAAATACTTTGGGAACCTATATGCCTCAAGGAAGTACATGGGCTATTAAGCTTGGTTACCCAACAGACCCTATTCCAGAGCTAACAACCTCATTGTTGCCAGCAGCATCCTTTGAAGTTAACTTAGGAACATGGTCGGGAACATCTGCAACACTTGCCCGTAAAGTTTCTCGTGGAGCGTTGTTCGGTGATAACGTAAGTCACGGGTCAGCATATTGTGCGGTTACTTCTACTGCTTCAGGAACATACGGAATCACATCAGCTAATGTGCCTGTAGTTCCAGGTCA